TTTAAACCACGTTTCCATTCTATACGATTACCTTTTGAATCAAAAAATTGTATGGGGCCTTGCCCCTTGTTTTGATTCCAACTTTCTTTTGCAAATTTCATTGTTACATAATTTGGGCCATAAAAACGAGACTTAACTCCACCCAATCCAGTATAAACTGGTTTTCCTAATTGTTTATCTATTGCTAGCGAAAGTTGGTCAGATAAATTTAAACCTTTGTAGTCATTCATATTATTAGCTTTTACTAAAAGTTCTCCACCTTCGTCTTTAATAACTTTAAATGTAGGGGTTGCTCTTAAGGATTGTAATGTGTATCTTAAATCACCAACTTGAGTTTTTTTTTTAATAACTTCTACCAATCTATCTTTTAGAGGTTCTTGATCTATTAATAAATCTTTTAATACGTTGTCTACTTTATCAATTTGAGACTCAAGATTATATAATATTGGGTATGCACCTAGAGCGCCTCCTTTACTTGGAACATATCTGGGAAGTCTACGTGGTTTACCTGTATCAGGACTTATTTGCGTTTTAGGTTTTAAACCTAATTTATCTTCAACTTTAAATGAAATTTTACCTTGGGATATAAATTTGTCTCCATTATTAGCTTTAGTTATTTCTTTTTGAAGTAGGTTTTCTATTTTAGTTCTGTTAGCAAGCTGTGAACCAATAATTTTTCCAGCCGTAGGTGTTTTAATACCTAGTCTTTGTCTTCTTCCATTAACTGTTTTAGCATTAAATTCTTTATTTAATACTCCAGTAGTAGCACCAGGTGTGCCAGGAACAATATTTTTTTTATTTAAAAATTCTGCAAATTCAGGATCAGATCCTAAATTATTTTTTTGTTTTTGAAACTGTTCATAAAGTTCTTTAAATTTTTTATCGGTTATTTGTCTCACTATCCCCTCCTAGTGAACATTGAAGCGAGGCCGCCGTCTTTTAGACCATAACCAAAACCTTGTCTTCCACCAGAGTCGTAAGAGTATCCGCCTGTTGGTCCACCAGAGTCTCGAGTTCCTCCACCATCACCACCTGTTCCTGGTCTTCTGCCTCGTCTTTGTGATTCTAAAAATGCAGATTCTTTTTGTCTTTCTAATTCTCTCAATGCTTCAAGTTTTGCTTTTCGTTTCTTCAAACTTGTTTTGGCTAATTGTTGAGGAGTCATTCGTCCTAATGTTTTATTAATTGTTGCTAATCTTCTGTTGGTAGCTCCTAGTAATCCTCTACCTGACCCCATTCCAAATATTTGATTATAGTTAGACATTCCTGGTATTGAGTTTACTAAATTTTGATACTCTGGATCGGTTGCAATATTTTCTCTAAAGTTTTTTTGTTCAGGAGATTCTTGAAATACACTTCCTAACAGTCCACCAATACCTTGAGCGATTTGTCCTGCAAATGGAATTCCTGTTGCTGCACTTAAAATCATACCTGGTATTTGTTTTGCAAAATCAAATCCTTTTTTTGTTCCTGATCCTATAATATTTTTTACACCACTTACGTCTTCTAAAAATGCATCTTTAGTTTGACCTAAACTTTGTTTAGCATCTCTAAAAAGACCACCTTCAAGAAAATCTCTTTTTAATTGATCTCTTATTCTGTATGGTGGTTCTACATTAAAATCATCTTGAGCATATGTCATGTTTACATCGTCAACATTTACATCTTGAATATCAATTTTTCCATCTCTATACAGTTGCATAACTTCACCGTCAGTTCTTTGCCCTAGTTCTGGATAAGTTTTTCTAGCTAGTTCTACTAACAAATCTTCCATTATCGTCTTCCTCCAGCATGTATATCTAATCTAAAAGTTCCTAGTTTCCAACTAGTATCTACTGCTGTATTAGATATGGTAAGAGCAATAGCTCTTGCTCTCGCACGTGTATCTACTTTTGTTGTACCACTTGTTATTGTAAAAGGTCCGAGCGATGAGCTTGCGGCTGTGTCGTTAGGATAATTTCTTAAATCTAATTGTATAATAGAGTTTCCTTGTTGAGCTATAAAGTCAGGTATAATTCTACTTACTCGCATAATATTTTCTCCATCACCTCTAAGGTCACCTAAACTAGTTTGTGCACCTCTAACAACTTTTTGTGTAATATCATAATCACCAGATGTAATGCTTGCTGGAATAGCTGTAGTTACTCCTAGCCTTACTTGATTAACTCCTGTTTCATGTTCATAATAATATGAGATACCTTCTGTGTTTCCAGTCACATCAAAAGATGTATCTGTACTTGCATCATATTGAGTTGCATGAGGCAATCCAAATACAGAGGAATCTTGCCATGTAGTCCTAATAAATAAAGAACTTGCATTTACAAACCATATAGGACGTTTAGCAGTTGAATCTAAATAACTATAAGTAACTGATTGTGTATTAACATTAGAACCAGCTTCTGGATAAAACCATGTAACCTCACCAAACAAGTTATTAATTCCTGCATACACCATTTGATTAGATGTTGTATTTAAATTGTCATAAACATAGTCTTCAACTAAACAGTCCATAGATTCTAACTTACCAGTATACCTAAAGAAACCATTGTCAGACATCCAATACGCAGCACCATCAACTTCAACAGCTGCATTCTTACCTATCAATCCACAGTTTGTACCAACTTGTTCAAAAGCAAATGTAAAAGGAGTTCCAACAAAACGCATGGTAAATAACGCTGTGTCTGTCCAAACATATAATGCATTTCTACCAAGTTTAGCACCCATGATCCGTGATCCAGCGGCCAGTCTTTGTGTACCAGCACTATTCTCAGCTGTAGGTGTGTAGTCATTTATATTTTCTTGAGACGAGAATCTTATAAACATGTCATCTTGCGTGGCCTTATTTCCAATAGTAGTTTCTGTTCCAAAAAATACTAAGTGACGATCGGGTGTAGATACTAACATATCTCTAGACGCTGTAGGTGCACCAGATATAATAGTTGCTCTTGTTGCTGTTGCATTAGATGCATCAGCATTCCATTCAAAACATTCACCATTAAATATTAAAGCAATAAGTGTGCTTCCTAAATTATCTAATGACCACATACCAGGTTCTGCAACTTTATCCGTGGTCGATGCTGCTTGGCCCCAGGCTGAGTAAGCACTAAAATTAGTAACTGTTGCGCCAGTGCTGTGAGCAGCTCTAGTTGAACCTCTAACGGCTCGGGTAATTCCAGTAAAACTTGTGGTAGTAATTCCTGTGTAAGATATTTCTTCAGTGCCTACTTGTATAAAATTAGTTCCGGTGCTTGGAAATCCAGTTGTGCTTGCTACATTAATTGTAGATCCTGACCCACCAGTTCCATTTGCATCATCGTTTAAACCACCATTTAAAGTTGTTGTTTGTGGGTTTGTAACGGTACCACCCCATTGAGATATACCATAACCAAAGACTCCAACCTGTTCAGCTGGTCCTACGTGATAGTATTGAAAAAAAGTTATACCTCCAGATGTAGTTGCTCCTGCTCCCGTTTCGGTAGCACCAGCATTTATTTCTAAAGTTGTAGTTGTAGGCACAGAAGTTACCATAAATTTTTTATCGCAAAAAGTTGTAGAAGAAAAATTAGAACCTGTAATAGCAGAAAATGTAGACGCAGCACCAAACAATATAATGTCTCCTATAGAAAAATTGTGTGCGCTAGAAAATGTAAGAGTAACAGTTGATTGTCCGTTAGTTGTGCTAAATGCACTAGTAAGAGCTGTGCCTGATGGATTAACTAAGGGGTGTATATCATAATAAACTCCCCCAGAATATACATATAAAATTCTATTAGTTCCTATGGCTGCGTATTTAATACCTTCTCTATTAACCATATGATGCAAACCTCTAGCCGCACCTGTTAATTTACTATCTCCTAATTGGGACCACCCACCTATTTTTTCTGGTGTACCATATCTAAAACGTACATTTTCACCACCAGTCCACTGTGATTCAGCGCCTGTAGATGTAACTTGTTTATTAAATCCTGGTAAAAAACCTAATTTTTGTAGCATAATAGATCTTTATATATTAAGTTGTATTCTAAGTATAGGCTTATAATTTCATCTCAAGCCATCCTGTAGCTATATACTTTATTTCTGTAGGAGATACAATACCTCTGTGAAGATGCGTAAAATCTGCAGGCCATATTACTAGTTTTCCTTTTTCTGCTTTTGTAATTATGTTTTGATGAATAAATTCTGTCCCACCCCCATCTGTTATTGTATTTAAATACAACATATATACTAATTGTCTTCGTGAAGTTGAGATACTTCCTCTTTCATAATGAGCATATTTAAAACCACCTAACGGTGGAAACATAGAAATAAGGTTTGTATTTGCTGTTTGTGTATCGTTTGCAATAGAAAATTTATTTACATATGTTTGAGTATGAATACTTAATTGTTTAAAAAATTCATGAATAGTTTTGTGATTAGTATCATTATGAAATGTAACATCTGTAGATTCTTTTTTAGAATGGTCATATACGGTTTTTTCTCCTGATCCAACATGTCCTTCTGATTTATACAATTTACTTTCTTTGTAAAATTGAATTAAATCATCACATAGTTTTTTATTGACAGAATACGTTTCTATAAAAGAGGGATTACTCACTTGATATTTTTTTAATAACAGCTCTTAATTTTCCCACTTCTATTAAAAATTCATTGTTTAGTTTTGCCATTTGATCAAGAGCTCTGTCTTTAACTTCAACAACATCTTTATAGTGTTGGTTAATTTCTTTCTCTCCTTTTAAAACCATTTTAACTGCTTCATGTTGTTTTCTTAATGCAGTCAATTCATTCACCAATTGATTTTTATGTTTCATTTTGTCTATACTTTCTAATGCTTCGTAATTCATAATTTTTAATTATCACAAGAACAAATAATGTTCAAGTTAAATCTGTGTTTATAATCAGAAGGTGCGACTCCTTTGTGTTTTACATTACTATCAAAAACAATTGCTTCAGATTCATTTGATCTAAAAAATTTATTTTCTATATATGTGCCTCCATCATTTGTATGTATATTATATATAATTGATTTATATCCAGCTTCTGTTCTATCAACATGATAATTTGCAACAGAAGCAGTGTCATAGTAATTCCAATAAATTCTTGAAATAGTATGTATATTTAATTTTAATTCTTGTTTTATTTTATAAAAAATAATTTCTGCATAAAGATTTAAATCAGTTTCAATTCTAATATTATTAAGTTGATCGTACGTAACCATAGAAAATCCACAATTAGATACATTACCACTAACAAAATTATTGAAAAAATCTTTTCGAGTTTGATCGTGCACATCATGCGGAAAACACCAATTACGTTGATTACAAAGTTTAGTAATAATATTTTTATTAATTTCAGGAGGTAATATATTTTTTATTTTATTAATCATACAAATGTCACAACTATTATTGCTCTAACCCCTTCTTTAGAATGTAATACTGCATGTTTTTGTTTGTCAAACAATAACACTCTAAATTTTTTAGAATTTATTTTCTTTATTACTTTATCTTTTTTATTAAAAAAAAGTGTAGCTCCTCCATTTGTTAAACAAATAATAAATTGTTTATGGTCAAACGAATGATCTAAATGAATAGCACCTTGCGATGGTGTGTATGGAAACGTTAAATTAACACAGGCCCTTAATGTTTTATTTAATTTTGTTTTTGTTTTTTTACAAATATTATTTATTATTGTTAAAACATCATAATAATACTTAGACATTATTTTTTCTGTATCTCTATTTTGTAATACATGTGTAAAATGAAATCTAATATCATTATCTGTTTGACCTTTATTTAAATAATAAGGTGTTGTATTATTTAAAAAAGTATTACACAAAAATTCTGTTTCTTTTTTATCTAAAACATTATCAAAAATTTTAATCATAGTTTGCTTTTAATGTAAAAGTTATTCTAGCATTTATATTTTTTTTACTATTAAGAAGAGGAGCGTTGCCTCTGTGTAAAATATCAGAATCAAAAAACAGTAATCTATTTTTTACAAAATTAATTGTTTTAATTTTATTATTTATCTTTGCTTGAAAAGTTCCTTCTTTTTTATTTAAAGTTTGAGTTACCATGTAAACAAAACTTATTTGTGAATTGTCTACATGCCATCCACCATCCATACCTGGATGTTGAACATTAAAATGTGTCCTTACTAAATTTAATTTTTTGTTAATTGTTTTTTGTGCTTTATAGAATAATAGTTTTACTAACATATCATTATTATTTAATTCACAGTTATAAAATATTTTATCGTCTTTATCTGTAGGAGTATGATCAAAGTAATGTGGATAGTTATGTAAAAAACTTTGTTCTACAAAGTCACACAAATCTTTTTCTAACCAATTATCAATAATGTTTATCATGAGTAATTTATATTTATGTTTAATCTTATTTTTGCATCGGTGCACGTTATTGAATTATGTTCTTTTGAAGCATTAAAAAGCAATAGTCTATTACGTACCGATTCTATTTTTTTATTGCCAACATTAGTTGGGCCGTTATTTGTATTTAAATAAAACAAAGCTCCTTTGGTAGGGTAATTAAAATCTACATGTTTTGGATGTTCTTCAACTTTATTTACGTTTGGATACAAATTACCTTTTACTCTTATTAATTTTTTAAATTTTATTTTTTTTAAAATAGGTATGATTAAATTAAAATATTTACTTTGTTCTCCGTTTAGATAAAACATATGTGTAAAATAATAACTGTTAGCATCAGACTTGTAAGTTACACAGTTTTGATAATACCATGGAAAGGTGTCTTTCATTACCTCTTGTTCAATTTCTAATACTTGTTTTTCTTCTAATAAATTATCTATTATTTTCATATCTCTAACTTTGTAAGAGATTTGTCATTACCAAAGTCTCCTTTTATAAAAGTATTAAAAGCTAAACTACATCTTACATCGGTATGTTTTTTAGATTTAACTCCATGAATTGTTGATGAAGGAAACAACATTAATTGTCCATTTTTTACTGGGTATCCCCAGCTAGTAGAATTAAAATTATTAAATGTTGATTGTTCTATTTTAAAAAATTCATAGTCTCTTTTAAAAAATTCTATTGTATCTAAATCTGAATTAACATGTATGTAAAACACACCAGATATAAAAGAGTTTTGATGTTCGTGAGAATGATGAGCTTCGTTTTGGTGAGTAAAATTTAACCATGATTGTGTTATATATATTTCTATTTTATTTTTAGGAGCTAGTATTTTATCAACATATTCATTACAACATTTTTGCACAAATTTTTTAATGTTTTTAAAATTTTTATTTTCTAATATGTAAACATCTTTACTAATAGAATTACTAATGTTTGTGTAGCATTTTACGTTTTTAACAAAATTCATTTCTTCTTTTGTAAACCCTCTATTTATATGTGTTTCAAAAACAGGTGTTGGAAATAAATAATGTGTTGTGCTCATGATAATAAAGAAAAGTTAAATGATACGATTATTTTTTCAGTTTTACTATTTATTAAAGGTGAACGGTGCAATAGAAATGATGGGAAAATAATTATATTACCTTCTTCAATAGGTAGGTCATGGTTGTTAAATTCTGTTTTATATTTTTTATCTTTTAATTTAACATAATAAATTCCAGAAAAATTACTTTCTCCGTGAGTGTGCCAACCAAATCCAGAATTTTTAGTGTACGTATGAAACCAATGATTATGGTGTTGAGTCTTTTGTTTCATATCTTTATATAAATCGTCTTTTAAAATATTAATGCAGTTATCTGCTAATAATTTTACATAGTTTTCCCAATAAGTTCTTTTTATCGATGAGTCCACTGTCCAATCCGAAGATACAAAAACGTTTGTTTTTTGTATTCCTGGAGTTTTTTCTGTAGGTGTTTTTCTTATCTCTTTCAAAACTTTACTTTTTATTTTATTGTGGTTTTGCACGTTAAACAAATACGTATAATTATTGTATTTTAAGATCAACCGGCAATCCCAAACGTTCTCGTTTGTCATAAATATTATCTGATCCTTTCTTATTATAATGCAAAAAAACTTGAGTGCATGTAGTCTTAGTAAACTTTTCTCTCCAGTGTTCAAACTGGCAACCATCGTATAGTAGTATGTCTCCTGGGTTTAAACAAACTTTATATGTTTTTTTGTTAAAATCTTTTAAGTATATAGGCCACATGTCTCCGCCAAGATTCATAGTTGCAGATACCGCACAAGAATCTCGATCCGTATGTTTTTTTAATTCATCTCCTTTTTTATATATTCTAGAGTAAGAATATGTTGGAATTAATTTTAATTTTAATTTTTTTTCTAGTGTTGGTAATATCTTTACTAATACTATGTCCATAGCAACATCTCCATAAATACAAAAACTATTTGCTATTTGTGGGTCACCATTTAATTTACCATGTATTTCAGAAAAAGGAGATATATATCTTCTTTTAGCTAGGACTTTTAAAACCTCTCTTTTTTCAAGAAGATAAGTATTTAAAAAATTACACATATCTTTGTTAATAATATTTTTAATTATTAAATGGTTTTTCATACTCTCAACTTTATATTACCAGATACCGTGATTCGATAGTCGTTGCTTGTATAAAACGGAAAGACTTCATGTATCTGTGTTGCAGGAAAGAATATTATCTTACCTTCAAAACTTTTATCAACTTCCAATGGCCACAGTTGTATTCTGCCAAACCTATTAATAGAATGAAAAGTAAACTTAGAGGTATAACCAACACCTTCACCAGTCTTAAAACATTTATTTTCTTCGCTAAGAAGATAAGGTATCTTTATAAATACTACAAAAGTAAATACACCAGAGTGATCATGGGGTGGATTGAACTCATGTTTCTTTTGAAAATTACACCATATCTGATCTAGATCAAACGGTAAGTCTTCTGTTAACATTGTAATTTTTCTTAAATAAGTTGAAAATTTATTATCGATTAACTTTAATAACATCTTTATAATTTTTTTTGGTGGACGTTCCATTGCATATTCTTCTTTAATATGTCCTATTAATGTATGATTTTTTAGTATCTTTTTATTTTTAGCTCTTTGACACGCATCCTTAAACCATTTGTAATGATCCTTAGACAGTGTTGTATATTTTAATTCTAACATGTCTAAAACTGTTTGAGTCTTTTTCCAGTTATTCATTTTAAATTTATATCAAAAGCGATACTTATTCTATCTTGTTTAGATTCATTTCTTTTTACCGCATGTTTTACATTACCAGAAAACATTATAAATGTGCTTTCGTCAGGACCATACGCATAAGTACTACTGTTGTTTGAATTATATTCATTAAATTCTTTATTATAAAATGAATTACCTTCATGAAAACTATTGTAAAAAACAATATCTCCAGAATTTTTTGGTACTTTTAAATAATATAGTCCGCTAAAATGAGGGTTCATATGTGTGTGAGGCCAATTAAAATCTCCTGGTTTATTTATGTTAATCCAAGGTTGAGTGAAATCTAAATTAATTTCTTTTAAATCATAAACTGATAAATTAGCTCTAACGTTATCTTCTAATTTTTGATATAAATCAAAAAATATTGGATACTCTTCTAAACTTAATTTATCAGATTGATAACCTACATTTGAAAATGAAACACTTTTTTTAGTCTTATAAATTTTTTTACAAATTTTTAATAAAGATGTATTTAATTTTTTTGTATTTTCTATTTGTTTGCCAAATATATTTAAACTAAACGTATTCATTTATCTCCTTTATATATTTCTTATGATCTATCAAATTCTGTTTATGTTTATAAAATATTTTATAAAAATTTTCAATAGTTTTTTGATCTATTTTTTTTATTTTTGCTTTATATTCTTGTTTAATTTTATTAGTTTTCATTAAATTTAATTCTTTTAAAAATACAGCAAAATTAGTTTCATAAAATAAAATGTAATTACTTTTAAAATCTTCAGACACAGGCAATCTGTCTTTCCATTTTTTAAGATTTAATTTTAAATCATTTGGTATTTTTATAGATAAACTTTTCCAAAAACGGCTATCTTTTTTACCGCACAAATAATGTATCAATACAAAGTCTCTGATGTTTTCAAATAAGGCAGTACAAGATTTATTGTATTCTTTTATAGCTGCAGCATTATAATTAGGAAGGTGGTTTATTAATAAAAATGATTGCTGTATACAACTGCCAATAGACGAAGCTTCTAAAGGTTCTATAAAATTAGCAGACAGTCCCATAGCCACACAATTGCCAATCCAAGTTTTATCTATAGCGCCCGCATCAAATTTAATATTCTTACCTATCTCTATTTTATAACCAAGATATTCTTCAACTTCTTGTTTAGCTTGTTGTGCGTTTATATATCTGTTGTCAAAAACATATCCATTACCCCATCTATCTTGAACAGGAATTCTCCACATCCATCCAGCTTTCATTGCTTTAGCTAAGGTATAAGCAGGATATTTAGAAGTAGCTTTTGTGGGAAAAGCTATAGCTTCATTCATAGGTAAATATTTTGAATAAGACTTCCACTTACCCCCTAGTTTTTTTATTAACAGTTTTTTAAAACCTGTAGCGTCTATATAAAAATTAAATTTATATTTTTTATTTAATGAAATAATATTTTTATTTTTTATTTCTATACTTGTTATCTCATCTTCAATTATATCAATATCTCTTTGTTTACATTTTTTAATTAAATAATTATTTAACTTAAAAGTATTAAAATGAAATTGATCTGAAATATATCGATAAACTACTTTATTATTTTTTAATTGATTTATCTGTGTATATTTACTTTGAGGTAAATCATTAGTTATAGCATGACCAAAACCAGCTAGGTATTGTTCTTTTTTTATATTAAAAATTTGAGGAGAGACTTCATGAATAAAATCTTTATCTGTCCAGTCTTTAAACAAGATTCCATATTTTAAAGTAGCTCCTGTTTCTTTTACAATCTCTTCTTTATCAATATTACAAAATTTTAAAAATTGTGTAAATTTATTTTCACTACCCTCACCCACACCTATGATTCCAATTTTATTAGATTTTATAACAGTAATATTTACATTAAGACTTTGTTTTAATATAAGCGCTGATATTAATCCTGCGGTTCCTCCACCAACAATACAAATATTTTTCATTTAAAATTTTCACCACACGCCCAGACAACTAAACTATATCTAGTTCCAGATTTTACAGGTTTAACTCTATGATATACAAAAGAAGGAAATATAATTATAGTGCCTTTTAATGGTTTTTTTATTTTAATTATTTTACCCTCTGATGTTTTAAATTCTATTTCCCCTCCAACATAATCTTTTGGATCACTTAATACTATAATAGCTGAAAGTTTTCTTATTATTTTGTCATGTAAAAAACTATCGGGATGCCATCCGTAATGTTGAGTTTTTTTGTATTCCGTAAATTGAAAAGACTCATATCTATCAAATTGAAAATTCCAACCAGCATTTTTGTTAGCTGTATGAAACAACACATCAAACCATTTTTGAATCCACATATCTGATAAAAAACAAACATTTGAATTTCTTATTTTTTTATCTGGAATAGTTTTACCATCGTTAATATAAGCAAAATGTTTTTTTGTTTCATTGCCTAATTTTATAACGTCTTTACAAAAAAAATCTCCTAGTTCATTTTCAAATATCCAAATATATTCTTTTAATCTCATAAAATTCTTTCGAACTTTATTTATACAGGATATTTATAAAAAGTAAACTAGGCTGGATCCCAAGAAGAAGTTGCAGGGTTCCATATTTCTACTGTTGGTGGGTCTAAGGGTACCTCTGGATCAGGGCCCATATAATTAAGACGCTCCCAATATTGATTGTCTTCATTCCACTCTTCGACCATGTCTACAGAGTTTGATGGTTTTGCAACAGGAGGGTCGTATGCACCTGTAGTTGTATTTAAAGTCCAACTTGGATATAATTGTGGCTCAACAAAAATTGAATGTTCGACATTCCAAAAAAATCCAACTCCTGCGTATTGACCATTTGTGCCATCTTGATAAGTTTGAATCCATCTATCTCCATTAACTTCTAATGGGGGTAAATTATTAGCTTCAGCAACCACTACTCTAGTTACCATGTTTTCAATATTAACTTCTGCAAAATAATCCATTAGAATGATATCGTCCCTGACACGTTAAATGTTGCTATTTTATCACCACCTGGGTGATCTGTAACTGTGTTTGATCCCGGAGCTACTGATAAAGCTCCTCCTTCTGCAGCAGGGCATCTTAATATAACTCTTCCACTTCCACCTGCAGATGGTCCAGGGAAAGATTGTTTATCTCCACCTGCTCCTCCTCCAAGTCCGTCAGTTCCAGCTGAGTTTGCTGCTCCACCACCTGAACCTCCAGGTGATCCATTAGAAAATTGTCCTCCGTGTCCGCCTCCGGCACCGCCACCACAAAAACCAATTCCACTTCCGGTTATATTTGTTGTAGTTCCACTACCGCCGTTTCCACCATTATTTCCTGCATTTCCTCCAGCTCCGCCGGCTCCTCCGCCGCCGCCCCCTTGAGTTCTAGGGTCACCTGCTCCGCCACCATTTCCTTCAGATGGTGAGAATCCGCCAGCATTTCCTGTTCCTCCAGGTTGGCCATTTCCACCGCCACCTCCGGATCCTCCAGGGCCTCCAATAGTATTTTTTCCGAAACCTCCTCCGCTAGAAGTAAAGTTACCATCAACTCCCGCCATAATAGAATCTCCACCGTTTGTACCAGTGTTTGCACCTCCAGCGCCTACAGTAATTGCTGCACCACTAGATATAGTTAATTTTGTTCCTCCAGGAAATGAGGTTCTAAATCCTCCTCCGGCACCGCCTCCAACGTGTTGAGTTCCCCCACCACCAGCTGCTATTACAAAATCAAAAGCTATTAGTTTAGCACTTCCTCCAGAACCAAATCCTAAAACTTGATAACCAAACATCTTACCTTTTGTTGATTGTATATTTTTTGTGTTCTTACCTGTTATAGTAAGATTATTTTTTATTTCTCTCATATCTAAATTCCTTATGCGTCGTTAGCCGCATCAGTAGTAAAGAATAATTTAACACCAAGAACTCTACATTCACCAGTGAACGTATCACTACCATCTGCTGCGTCTCTATATAATTGAAAGTAAGATTGTTCGCCTGCTGCAGGAGAACCCGCAACCGTCATTGCACTACTTTCAGATGTAACTTGTTGATCCTCTACTGTTCCTATACCAGCGTCTGTAACTTCTATAGCTGTTCCATATGCAACATCGATAGTATCACCATCTGCACATGCAACACCTTGTAAACCAAAAATAGCATTTCCTGTATTAGTTGTGCTTGGAGACCAGTAAACTTGATAAGTTAGAGTACCTTCGTTCCATGATTTAGGCATAGCTATTGTAAATTGTGTGTATTGTTTTGTACTAGCGTCAAAGTCCATAACTTTCATATCTGGTCTTATAGCTGTTGTTTCAACTTGTTCTGCATCAGCTCCATTAGTTGTCGCTGCATACATAGCTGAAGCAGGAACCCATATAGTTTCTTTACCAGCAATTTTTAAAGCAGAACCATTTCCTTGTAAAGTACCTGATCCTTTTGGAACAAGATTAAGACTTACGTTAGTTTCACCAGAAGCCGTAATACTAGGTGCATTACCTGAAGCAGCGTTTGCTAATGTAATTTCATTAACAGCTGATCCTGTTGCAGTAAGATTAATTAATTCGTTTCCACTTGTATCTAAAATGTTAGTACCAATTTTAGGTGAAGTTAAAGTTTTGTTTGTTAAAGTTTGAGTTCCAGTAAGTGTTACGTCACCTACACCAAAACCCATGTCAATAATATCAGGGTTTGTACCATCGTTTGCAGAAGCAAATACTATAACAGTTGCTCCATTAGCTACTGCTACACTGCTTCCACTTCCAGAAACATATTTAAAAGTTACAATTTGAGAACCACTTGTAGAATTTTTTAAGAAATAAAAAGTTTGAACATCAATCGGTATAGTAACGTTTCTTCCAGCACTTAATGATCCTGTAAATTCAATCATTCTATGCGCAAGAGTTGCACCAGTTGAT